GCGCAGCGCACCCGCTGCCCGTCGTCGATCCAGACGAGGCGATCGACGCAGCGCTCGCCGCAGCGCGGGCAGGCGTCCTCGATCGCGACGAGGTGGTCGTCGTTGGCGGCGGCCGTCATGGTTCCACCTCCTCTCGCGGCTCGATGAGATCGAAGATCGCCACCACCGCCAGCATGCCCACCAGCAGCGCAGCGCGTTCGTCGAGGCCGGCGAGGTCGCCCCGCGCGCAGGTGCGGATGAGCGAGGCCTTCTCGCGGGCGGGCATGGCGGCCAGGGTGTCGCGCATCGTGGCGCGGGTCTGGTCGGCATGGGCGAGGAGTCGTTGTACTTCACGGTCCATCGATCACGCTCCTTTCCCGGCGGCGGTGAAGCGGCCCTTGTCGACCTTGGCGAAGCGTGCGTCCTTGCCCTTGGCGGCGATCTCGCGGATCATCGCGGCGTACAAGGTCGCATGCGGTGTGGCACCGTTTGTTTTCCACCCCGCCGCGATGGCGCGCTCGGCGATGGTCTTGGCGTCGAGGGGTTCCTTGGCCCGCGCCAGGACCTGGGCGGCTGCGTCGAGGCCGCTCAACCCATCGCGCTTCTTGCGCGGCTTGGCTTCGGCCTTGCCGTCCTTGCCGCCGGTCGCCTTCGCCGTCGTCGCGTTGGCCGCGCGCGGCTTGGGCGCGCCCAGGTCCGGCGGCATCTTGATTCCGATCTGCGCCGGGCTCTTGCCCGTCAACTGCTTGATCGACTCCTTGATGTGGAAGACGCCCGACACCGTGCCCACCGCGTCCTTCTCGCGGTAGCCGCGATCTTCAACGGGCGAGTCGGCCGGTGCGCGGAAGAGCAGCGGCGTCTTGCCGTCGATGCGGAAGTACAGCTCGTACAACTTCCCGTTGCGCTTCCAACAGACATGGTCCTTGCTGGTGGGCAGGTCTTCGACCTGCTTGGCGATCTCGGCGTGGTCGGGCTTGTTCCCCAGCGCGATGCGCGGCGGCGTGCGTCGGCCCTTGCGCGGCTGCGCTGGCGTTGGGACCGGCGGCGGCGTGGGGGTCGTGGGGGTCGTGCCTTGCTGCGCCGCCGCCTGCTCGGCCTTCTTCACCCATCGCGAGCGTTCTTTGCCATCCACGATCTCGGTTCGCATGACCAGACCCTTGGCGGCGGCCTTCGCGTCGCGCTCGACGATACGCTGAGCATCCCTGTCAACAACGCGGCCCCCGGGTTTCACGCCGGAGGCCGGTTTGGCATCCTTCTTGTCGCCCGCCTTCGGTGGCGGCGTCGCGGACCTGGGCGGCCCCGCCTCGGCCCGCAATCGCTGGGCGGACTTGATCCGCACCTTCTTCTTCGTCTCGATGTTCGTCGCGTCCCAGCCACCGTGTCGGCTCTCGGCATCGATGCGCACCCTGGCGATCTTGCCGGACACCTTGGCGGTGTACGTCGTTCCGATCTTGATCTCGTTCTTCTTCATGCTCGTTCTCCTTTCGTGAGTCGAGCGGTTGGTGGATACGACCCGCCGTCACGCGACGGCGAGTTCTTCAATGACCTGAAAGTTCGGCGAGACCGACCAGCGCGGTCGGCCGCTGGCGTCGGTCGCGATGATGCGACTGCTGACGTTGGACACGTCGGCGAAGGCGTCGAACATGCGCTGCGTCGCGCGGCGTGCGGCGGCCACGATGCCTTTAGGGGTGCCGTCGTGGCTCGCGACGAGGTGGCCGAGGACGATGCCGTCGCGGTCGCAGGCTTCGCGGACGACGACGTTGGGCGCGCCGGCGCCGCTTCGTCGTGCGACTCGCTTGCGTTCAATCTGGCTGGTGCAGGTGTTCATGGCGCTCCTCCTTCACTTGCCGCTCGCCACCGGCGTGATTTCGACCTTGCGGCCGCAGGCCGGGCAGACCGCCTTGGTCGGTCGCGCCGAGGCTCGGCCGGCCTCGTAGGCCCGCTCGAGCGCGTCCTTGACGCACCAGACCGCGAGGTCGTGGAAGTCGAGACGGTCGCTCTTGCGTGTTTCCAAGGTCTCGAGGCCGAGCGCCTCGCGGGCGATCGTGTTCAGTTGGCTGTCGCGAGTGTTGCTCATGATGGCTCCGTTTCGCATGGTGGTGGTTCAGCAGCCGGCGATGCGTTCGATCTCGGTCTGCACCGCGTGGATCATCGAGTTGGTGGCGGCCGCGCGGCCCTTGCGGTCGACGCCGTAGATGGCCATCGCCGCCGCCCGCGCTGCGGCCCAGCGCTCCTCGTCGCTGCTATGGCGCGGCAGTTCGATGCACGTCTGCCCGAAGAGAATCTGCGCTCCGTAGTCGGCGTCTCGAATCTCGACGTCGCCGTCGATGCCCTTGATGGTCATGCGTGTGATGGTCATGGTCGTGGTCCTTTCGCTGGTGGTTCTCGTACTCATTTAGATCGCGCTGACGTTGGCGACGAGCATTCCCGCTCTCACCACCGCGTCGAGTTCGCTTCGCTGCTCGGCACTCAACTCTTCGACCTTCTTCTCGAAGAGGCGGTGCGCGATCGAGCGCCGCGTGGTGTCGATCGCCTTGGGCATGAAGCCGTACGTCGGTGCGTACATGTCGCCGACGGAGACGTTGGCCTGCCCATCCTGAAAGTCATTCCACCCGCCGCCGCTGCGGTGCGCCGCGCTGGCGGTGACCTGAACGTCGGCGCTGTGGACCCGGATGGTGATGGTTTCGATTCGCGTACTCATGTGGATGCGTCCTTTCGCTGTTGTTCGCGGGCGACCCATTCCGCCTCGCGCTGCACACATGAGGGCATGCAAAGCGCGAAGATGCAAGGGCAATCGCCGAGGATTCCAGCACATTTCGCAGATTGTGGGGAAGTGCCGATCAATGTGGGGAACCTCGCCGCACAGCGCGCGCAATTCGCTAGGCATCTGCTAGGAATGGCCGAACATCGCGCCGTGTTGGCCCCCGTCGGGCCGGCGCGCCATGTGGCCCAACGCCTCGCCTCATGCGCGCCCGGCGCGCCGTGGGCCAAGGAGGGCCGCCGTGTCTACGCCGCGCGATGAGCAGCCCGATCGACCCGACAGCCTCAACCCGGCCGCTCTATCGGTGACCGACACGGCGCGGCTGTTGACACGCGTCGGCGGCCAACCGGTCAGCGAGGCGATGGTGCAGATGGACATCGACGACGGCGCGCCGACCAACAGTGATGGCACGATCAACCTTGTGCATTTCGCCGCGTGGCTCGTGCGCGACATGGCCGAGCACGGCAGCCCGACCGGAGGCAGTCGTGGCGATTGACCCGCGCAGCCTCAAGCCCGGCGAACTCTGCCGCACGCTCAACTCGACTCCGCTGGGGGAGGTGATCAGCGAGCGCCAACTGCACCGCCACCGCACGCGGGCGGGTTATCGAATCGGCGATGGGAAGACAGTCGATCTGCTGCGCTACACCGCGTGGCTGGTCATCGAGCGGCATGAACGGCTGGCGGCGGACGAGTCCACCGAGGATGAATCGTTCGATGAGGTCGTGCAGCGGGGCCGCGACCTGCCCCAGTCATTCACGGGCCGGGACATCGACGCCCTGCCCGAGATCATCGAACCAAGCCGCAAGGAATCCTGTCGCCGCAACTTCCGACTCTTCTGCGAGAACTACTTTCCGCAGACGTTCCACCTCGCGTGGTCGCCTGATCACCTCAAGGTCATCGCCCGCATCGAGCAGGCCGTTCTGGAGGGCGGTCTCTTCGCAATGGCGATGCCACGCGGCAGCGGCAAAACGAGCATGTGCGAGATCGCCTGTCTCTGGGCGCTTCTCTATGGCCACCGCGAGTTCATCGCCCTCATCGGCTCGGATGAAGAGCACGCCGGCCAGATGCTCGAATCGATCAAGGCCGAACTGGAGAACAACGACGCGCTCCTCGATGACTTCCCCGAGGCGTGCTTCCCGATCCATTGCCTCGATGGCATTCATCAGCGCGCCGCCGGGCAACTCTTCGAGGGCAACCAGACGCACATTGGATGGACTGCACACGAGATCGTCCTGCCCTCGGTGCCGCACTCACTCGCCTCCGGCGGCATCATCCGCGTCGCGGGCATCACCGGCCGCATCCGCGGCATGAAGTACAAACGACCCGACGGCCGGAGCGTCCGCCCGTCGCTGGTCCTCATCGACGATCCGCAGACGGACGAGTCGGCCAGATCACCCTCGCAGTGCGCCACCCGAGAACGCATCCTCGCCGGCGCCATCCTCGGCCTGGCCGGCCCGGGGCGCAAGATCGCCGGGCTGATGACGCTGACTGTCGTGCGCCCCGACGACCTGGCCGACCGCCTGCTCGATCGCGACAAGCATCCGCAGTGGCAGGGGCAACGCACAAAGATGGTCTACTCCTTCCCGAGCCGCGAGCAGTTGTGGGCGGAGTATGCACGGCTGCGTGCTGAGGGACTGCGCGCCGATGCCGGGATCACCCGGGCGACCGAGTTCTACGGGCAGCGCCGCGCCGAGATGGATGAAGGTGCCGAGGTCGCGTGGCCGGACCGCTACAACCACGATGAACTCAGCGCCATTCAGCACGCGATGAACCTGCGGCTCCAGGATGAAGCCGCGTTCTGGGCCGAGTACCAGAATGAACCACTCCCCGAGAGCACGGCCCTCGACGAGGACCTGCTCACCGCTGAGCAGATCTGCGCGAAGGTCAACGGCCACGAGCGAGCCGAGGTGCCCATCGGTTCATCACTGCTGACCATGTTCATCGATGTGCAGGCCAAGGCACTCTTCTGGCTCGTGGTAGCGTGGGAGGAGGATTTCACGGGCAGCGTGATCGACTACGGCACCGAGCCGGATCAGAAGGAAGCGTACTTCACACTCCGCGACATCCGCCGCACACTCGCGACGTCCTCGCCACGCGCCGGCCTCGAAGGCGCCGTCTACGCCGGACTGGAGCGACTCACCGATGCCATGTTCAGCCGGGAGTGGAAGCGCGACGACGGCGCCATGGTCCGCATCGACCGGTGCCTCATCGACGCCAACTGGGGCCAGTCGTCGGATGTCGTCTACCAGTTCTGCCGCCAGAGCCGGCACGCGAACCTCGTCCTGCCCAGCCACGGCCGGTACGTCGGCGCTTCGAGCATCCCCTTCAGTGAGTACAAACGCAAGCGCGGCGACCGCGTCGGCCTGAACTGGCGCATCCCCGTCATCACCGGCAAGCGGGCGGTGCGACATGTCGTCTTCGACACGAACTACTGGAAGTCCTTCGTGCAGGCACGGCTCGCGGTGCCGATGGGTGATCCGGGATGCCTGTCACTGTTCGGCCGCCCCGGCGGATCGTCGAATCGCACAGCCATCAACCACCAACTCCTCGCCGAGCACCTCACGAGCGAGTATCGCGTGAAGACGCAGGGCCGAGGCCGGACTGTCGATGAGTGGAAACTCCGAGTCGATGGCCTCGACAACCACTGGCTCGACTGCCTGGTGGGCTGCGCCGTCGCCGCGTCGATGCAGGGCGCCGTCCTCTACGGCACCGACGCCCGGCCGGTTGCACGCTGCCGTCTGCGACTCTCGGAGTTGCAGGGAGGCAGAAGGCGATGAACGAGACCACAAAGACGCCGCAGCGCGAGGTGGAGGCTCGGGGGATTCGCTGTCCCAAGTGCGGGTGCGGGCACTTCGAGGTCATCTACACCCGCCAAATCCCCGGCGGTGCGATCCGCCGGCGGCGGGAGTGCCGGCACTGCGGAAGAAGGGTGACGACGACGGAGCGGATGGGTGGGTAACGACCCGATAGTCCGCCAAATGGGCCCGCCCACATGGGAATGGACAGGAGAGGAGACGATGGCCGATACAATCGAACGAATCTCAGCACTCGCTGGCTCAGGCGCTGATGAGGGCGGTACTGAGTCAGGAAAGGGATGGACGAAGCGAATGCTCAATCGGCAGCGAATGATCCTCGCCCTGCTCAACGAGGCTGGTGGGAGTGCCTCCAAACTCTGTGCGACGAAATGGGCCTTCCTTCTCCGTGAAGAAACAAGAACCCACGGCGGTCCGGCGTTCTACCAGTTTCTGCCGTACAAGTGGGGTCCGTTTTCGTTTTGCCTCTACCAAGAAGCGACTGCGCTTGAACGCGACGGCTATATCTCGACGTCCGGACAGCGTTGGGAATTGACTCGCGCCGGAGCATCCGCCGCGCGTCGACTGGATGGTGCCAGGTTTGAAGAGGTCGCGAATGTGATTCGTAGCCATGGGACGAAGTCAGCCGATGATCTGATGGAGTACGCTTACAGGAAGTACCCTTGGTTCACGGTGAACAGCGAGCGTCAGCAACTCGCGCGGCGCGAAGATGCAGAAATTGCTGTCTACACCGCCGGATACGAACGATTGCTGCTTGACGGATTTCTCGATGGCTTGATGCGGCGTGGGATCCGAAGGATCATCGATGTGCGCAGCAACCCGGTCTCGCGTCGGTATGGGTTCCACAAGTCGACGCTTAGCCGTGTTGCCAGCAGTGTGCAGATCGACTACGTGCATGTCCCGGAACTCGGCATTGCGTCGGATTTGCGAAAAGATCTGGACGCGCCGGGCGCTAGGGAAACGCTCTTTGATCACTACGAGTCTGCGACCATCCCGGCTCATGCCGACTCGGTTTTGACGGTGGCGGATTTCATGAAGGAACGGCCGAGTGTGCTCGTTTGCATGGAGGCATGTCACCACGAATGCCATCGATCGCGGCTCGCCGATGCCGTCGCGGTGGCGACGGGCCTTCCGGTGTGTCATCTGGACCTGCTCTCGTGAAAGCCAAAGTGGAGCAAGCGCGGGTGCTGATCACGGTTATGACCTATCCGCATCCGAGCGAGAAGTACACAGAGCTAGTTTGCACGGCGGGCGTGACGGAAAGCGGCGAGTGGGTCAGGCTGTATCCGATCGACTACCGCTACAGGCCGAAGTACCAGCAGTTCCACAAGTATCAGTGGATTGAAGTGGAGCTCGAAGCGCGCGGGATGGGCAATGACAATCGCAAGGAGAGTCGGAAGCCAAATCTCGACAGCATCGTGATCTTGGGGGAACCGCTTCCAGTCGCGAAGGGGTGGGCAGCACGGCGCGCAATCATCGACTCGCTTCCACATCACACGGTGAGTCAGCTTCAGAATCTGTATGACTCCGAACGGACTTCGCTTGGAATCGTTCGCCCTGCGGAGATCATCGAGCTCGAGATACGGAAGTCCGGTCCGGAATGGAAGTCGGAGTGGCAGGCGGTGCTGAACCAACACAGTCTCTTCGAGGGAGCACCCAAGGAGTTACGAAAACTGCCTTTCTCGTTTCACTACGTGTTCCGATGCGAAGATGACCCAAAGCCTCGTCGAGCGATGATCGAGGATTGGGAACTAGGTGTGCTCTTCTTGAAGGAAGCACGACGGCTTGGTTCGGACGATGCAGCGGCCGAGAGCGTCCGTAAGAAGTTCTTCGATCAGATGTGCGCCAGCACCTGTGACACTCGGTTCTTCATGGGGACAAGGTTCCCGTACAACACATGGCTTGTGATTGGCGTGTTCTGGCCACCGAAGCCGCCGAGAAGTCCGTTGTTTGAGCCTAACCCTTAGCAACATGTCTACCCGTGTAACGATCTCGCGCCCCACCCTCCCCATCTGCAATCTCTGAGCCTTTCATCCGTCCGTACCTGACGGATGGACTATGCGATTCCACCTTCGGATGACCCCAACCGACTCGTGATCGAGTTGCGATTTGTCCCTGCGCTGGACCGTGAAGACGCGGTGCAGGAGGCGTGGCTGGCGCACCTGGAGGGGCGGCCGGCCGCGACGGCGGTGAACACCTACGCCCAGCGGCAGCGCCGGTGGCGCAAACGCATGGTCGCAATCATCGATCTCTACGAGGATCAGGGATGGCTGAGTCCGACATCGAGCAGGCGATCAAACAGAGCGCCCAAGGCCCCGCCAAGGCGCAAGGCGACTCGGGCAATGTCGAGCAGCACTCGCTCAGCGAGCAGATCGAGGCCGACCGCTACCTCGAAAGCAAGAAGGCGAGCCGGGGCAAAGGGCTCAAGGTGAAGTTCGTGCAACTGGAGCCGCCGGGTACGGCGTAACGATGCTCAAGCGTCTCGTGTCATCGTGGTTCGGCAGCGACGGCAAGGCGCCGGCGACGGCATCGCGCCCGCCGGTGCGGATTGTCCGCGCCAAGTTCGATTCAGCGCAGACCACGACCGACAACCGCCGCCACTGGGCGAACGCCGATGGCCTGTCGCCCAACGCGGCACTCTCGCCCGAAGTGCGGCGAATCCTGCGCAATCGGGCCCGCTACGAGGTCGCCAACAACTCCTACGCCAAGGGGATCGTGCTCACACTCGCCAACGACACCGTCGGCACGGGTCCGCGTCTCCAGATGCTCACGGGCGATACCAAGGCCAACGACCGCATCGAACATGCCTTCGAGCAGTGGTCGCGAGCCATCGACCTGCCGGAGAAGTTGCGCACCATGCGACTGGCGCGAGCCGAGAGCGGCGAAGTTTTCGGCATTCTCACGAATAACCCGGCCGTGGATGCTCCAGTCCAACTCGATCTGCGACTCGTCGAGCCGGACCAGGTCACGAGTCCGCCCGGCCGTCTGCCGCGGATCGGCGAAGCCGATGGCATCACCTTCGACTCGTATGGCAACCCGATCGCCTACACGGTCCTGCGCCGCCATCCCGGCGATGGAGGCATGTTCGCACTATCAGGCGACTTTGACACTGTGCCCGCCTCCTCGGTCGTGCACTACTTCCGCGTCGATCGACCCGGCCAGTGGCGCGGCATCCCCGACATCACACCGGCCCTGCCGCTCTTCGCCCAGTTGCGGCGCTACACACTCGCGGTCATCGCAGCCGCTGAGACCGCTGCCGACTTCGCGGCCGTGATCTACACCGAAGCTCCTCCCAACGGCGAAGCCGAATCGCTCGAGCCGATGGACATCGTCGAACTCGAGAAGCGTCTGGCGACCGTCCTGCCCGGGGGCTGGAAACTCGGCCAGGTGCATGCTGAGCAGCCGGCGACGACCTACGCCGAGTTCAAGCGCGAGATCCTCAACGAGATCACGCGGTGTCTGTGCATGCCCTTCAATGTCGCGGCCGGCAACTCCAGCGGGTACAACTACGCCAGCGGCCGGCTCGATCACCAGACCTACTACAAGTCCATCCGCGTCGAGCAGAATCACCTCCAGACGGCGGTCCTTGATCGAATCCTGCGCGCCTGGCTCGATGAGGCCGTACTCGTCGAGGGGCTGCTGCCCCAGTCGATGCGCCTCAGGGATGTCGCCACGCCGCACACGTGGTTCTGGGATGGGATGGAACACGTCGATCCCGCCAAGGAAGCGACGGCGCAGGCCACGCGACTGGCGAACCACACGACCACACTGGCGACCGAGTTCGCCCGGCAGGGACGGGACTGGGAAGAGGAACTGCGCCAGCGGGCGCGTGAAGTGGCACTGATGAAGGAACTCGGGTTGACACCAGCGCAGGCGCAGCCCAGCGCGGACAGCCCCGACAAGCCAGACAAGGAAGAGGACGATGGTCAGGAGCAAGACGCCAACGCGATCAGCCGCATCGCCGCCTGAGAGCACGCCGCCGCAGTCGATCGAGATCACTGCCGCAGCGCAGATCGACATCGAGGCTGCTGCCGGCGAAGGTCAGACGGCACTGCCGCGTTTCAAGATGGTGGCGTACACCGGAAGCGCGATGCGTGTCGCGGGCTGGCGTCATCTCGTGATTCTCGACCTGGCGGGACTGAACATCCCCTCGCAGATGCGGCCGATCCGTTTCAGCCACGATCCGGCCTCGGGCGTGGGTCACACTGACGCCATCCGCATCGAGCAGGGCCAGTTGATCGCATCGGGCCTTGTCTCGCGCGACACGCCCACGGCCCGCGAGATCGTGACCTCCTCGAAGAACGGATTCCCCTGGCAGGCGTCGGTCGGCGCTTCGGTCGAGGAGTTCGAGTTCATCCGCGAGGGTCAGAAGGTGCTTGTGAACGGCCAGGAGTTCGCCGGGCCGGTGAATGTCGTCCGCAAGGCGACACTCGGCGAGATCAGTTTCGTGGACCTGGGGGCGGATGGCAAGACCAGTGTGAACGTCGCGGCGATCGCTGCGAATCAGGAGAGCAACATGGACGGTGAGAACAAGGACAGCGGGGCCAGCAACAACGGCACCGTGACACAGACCAAGCCCGAGACGACGCAGGACAATGCGTCGAAGGTGAACGGCAGTGCCGCCGTCGAGGACATCCGCGCGCAGGCAGTGGCCGAGACGAGCCGCATCGCGGCCGTGCGCCGCCTCTGCGCCGGCCAGCACCACGAGATCGAGGCCAAAGCAATCAGCGAAGGTTGGGACGCGACCCGCACCGAACTGGAGATCCTCCGCGCCAACCGGCCCAAGGCCCCGGCGATCCACGTGCACGACCAGAATGTCAGCACGCAGGTTCTCGAAGCGGCGTGCCTGCTCACCGCCGGTCTCGATGCACCCGAGAAGCACTGCGAAGTGCAGGCGCTCGACCTGGCCGCCAAGCGGTTCCGCGGCGGGATCGGGTTGCAGGAACTCCTGCTCGAAGCCGCGTGGGCCAACGGCTACGGCGGCCGCAACTTCCGCGACAGCCGCAATGTCCTGAAGTTCGCCTTCAACCCCGGCATCGAAGCGGGGATGAGCACGATCGACATCGGCGGCATCCTCTCCAATGTCGCCAACAAGTTCCTCCTCGAAGGCTTCTTCTCCGTCGAACGGACCTGGCGGAACATCACCGCCGTGCGGAATGTCAGCGACTTCAAGACGGTGACCTCGTACCGGCTCGTCGGCAAGGATCAGTACGAGATCGTGGCGCCCGGCGGTGAACTCAAGCACGGGACGCTGGGCGAAGAGCAGTACACCAACAAGGCTGACACCTATGGATTGCTGCTTGCCATCGACCGCCGCGACATCATCAACGATGATCTCGGCGCGATCACAACGGTGCCGCGCAAACTCGGTCGCGGCAGCGGCCTGAAGATCAATGACGTGTTCTGGACGATCTTCATGGCCAACAGCGACTTCTTCAAGACCGACAACAAGAACTTCCTGAGTGGCGCTGACACGGTTCTGAGCATCGACGGCCTCACCAAGGCCGAGGTCGCTTTCATGGACCAGGTCGATGGGGATGGCAAACCCATCGGCGTGATGCCTGCGATCATGCTCGTGCCCACGGCGCTGTCGGCGATCGGCTCACAACTCTTCAAGAGCATGGAACTGCGCGACACGACGGCCAGCACGAAGTACCCGGTGAGCAACCCGCACCAGGGCAAGTTCCGTGTCGAGGTCAGTCGCTACCTGAGCAACGCCCAGTACACCGGCAACTCGAGCAAGGCGTGGTACCTGCTCGCCGATGCCGCCGACCTTCCGGTCATCGAGGTCGCGTTCCTCAACGGGCAGGAGTCACCGACGATCGAGACCGCCGAAGCGGACTTCAACGTGCTGGGCATCCAGATGCGCGGCTATCACGACTTCGGTTGTGCGTTGCAAGACCCGCGTGGCGGAGTGCGCAGCAAGGGTGAGGCGTAAGTAAACATTCAACGACTCGCATCGTTGAAAGACCATCAGGAGATCAGTCATGACACAGGCAAAGTTCGTCTCACAGGGAGGCGCCATCGACTACACGCCCGGCAGCGCGGTCGCAGTCGGCCAGGTGGTGGTTCAGAGCACGCTGCCGGGCTTTGCTCGTACGCTGATTCCCGCCAACACGCTGGGATCGCTTGGCGTGGCCGGCATCTACGACATCGTCAAGGTGACGGGGGCGATCAACGCCGGCACTGCGGTGTATTGGGATGCCAGCGGCGATCCCGTCGGCGGCACGGCCGGGACCGGCGCGTTGACGACCACCTCAACCGGGAACGCCTATCTCGGCAAGACGGTGCGGGCCGCAGCCGAGTCGGATGCAACGGCCCGGGTGCTCGTCGATCACTCGGTCATCGGTCTCCAGAGCGTCCTGACCGGCGCGATTCCCGACCCCGGCGATGCCGGAGCGATTCCCGTCGCGCAGTCGGGCTACGTTCCAATCGTGACGGCCGGCTCCGAGACGCGCACCCTGGCGATCCCGACCTTCGTCGGGCAGGAACTGCTCCTGTTCATCAAGACGGACGGCGGCACCTGTGTGATCACCGTCGCGTCGGCGATCAACCAGACCGGCAACAACACCATCACGATGGCGGAAGTGAACGACTCGATCCGCCTTCATGCGATTGACAACAACGGGACACTCGTCTGGCGTGTGGTGTGCAACGACGGCGCTGCACTTTCAACGGTGTGATGCATCATGACCCCCGACCTGCTTGGACAAGGCGCATCATGGCTCGAAGATCAGCGTCACCAGCACCTGACGCGGTCGGTGACGTACCGGCGCGCCGGCGACGAAGTGGAACTGGCGGCCACGATCGGCCGCACCGTCTTCGAACAGGACGACCATGCGGGCGGGCTCACGCGCATCGAGTCAAGGGACTTTCTCATTCGCGCTACCGATCTCGTCCTCGCCGCTGAAACGACTCTGCCGCAGTCCGGCGATCGCATCCACGAGAGCGACGCCATCGCCACGCACATTTACGAGGTCATGGCGCCCGGAACTGAGCCGCCCTGGCGCTACAGCGATGTGAACCGGGCGACACTGCGCATCCACACCAAGCAGGTGGCGACGGAGGCGTTGTGAGCAGCACGATCCTGACCATCGCGGATGCCGTGGTGACGAGCCTGAACGGGGCCTCGTTCTCGATGCCCTTCACCGCGGCGCGCCGCCTCGTGCCAACCTTCGACCTGCCCGACCTGGCGACGGTGCAGGTGAGTGTCGTGCCGCGCGCGCTGGCGCGGACTGCCTCGGGCCGGCGGGATTCCTGGCTCGACTGCATGATCGATGTCGGCGTGCAGAAACAGGTCGCCAGTGATGGCGATGCCGATGCGTTGATCGCGCTTACTGAAGAGATCGCCGAGCACCTGAGTCACCAGCGACTGGCCGGCGCGCCCGAGGCGGCGTGGCTGAACACGGCCACCGATCCCTTGATTGCAGGCGAGCATCTCGACCAGCAGCGCGCATTCACGAGTGTCGTGTCGGTCACCTACAGGGTGAGGACGTAGACGAAAGGACTGACGCATGGGCTTCAAACTCGGCATGGAAGCCGTCCTCAACTACAAGGTGGACGGCCAGGGCGCTGGCGGCGCGTGGCTCGAACTGACTAATGTCCGCGATGTGACGCTCAATCTCGAAGCGGCCGAGGCGGACCTCACCACGCGCGGCAACCAGGGCTGGCGCGCCAATGTCGCCACGCTCAAATCCGCCGCCATCGAGTTCGAGATGGTGTGGGACACCGCCGACGCGGGCTTCACCGCCATCCGCAACGCCTACCTCAATAACGGCATCATCGGCTTCCAGGTCCTCGATGACACTGGAGGCCAGGGATTGCAGGCCGACTTCATGATCAGTTCCTTCAGTCGCAGCGAGCCGCTCGAGGAAGGCATCACCGTCTCAGTCACGGCCAAGGTCGCCTACTCGGCCACGCCGCCCTCGTGGATCGGAGGTGCATGATGCCGACGAGTACCCTGTCACTTTCTGGCGAGATCGGCGGCGCGCCACTGGGGTCAACGCTTCAGCGCACCGCTGACGGTTCCATCCGCCAGGGCCCGATCACGCTGCCGGCCGCCGAGGCTGGCACGCTATCGACGCGCAGCACCGACACCACCGGCGTACTCACCCTCGCGGGCACAAACCTTCAGATCGGCGATGTGATCGACATCTACTGGGATGGCGGCCGGCGCTACGACGTGGATGTGGATGGTGTGGCCGGCGATGACGTGACGTTTTCGGGCGGAGCCGGCGATGTGCTCCCCGTCCAGGACAGCGTCGTGACGGCGGCTGAGCAGGTTTCGATCGTCCTCGCGTTCACCGGCGATGAACTCGTCGCCATTGGCGCGAAACTCGGAGAGCGCGGACACCTCAGTGTTCGTGACACCGGGGTGACCGCGCTGTCGATCGACCTCGTGAAGAACGAAACATGGTTCTGGCTCGACGGCCAACAGATCGCGAATCCGCTCGCAGGCGACTCGGTCGATGGCCTCATGGCGAGCAACGCATCGTCCGCGGCGTCGGCCGTCCTGAACCTCGGCGTGCTCTACGACTCGACGCCGTGAGCGGGAGGATGCACCCATGGGTTGCTGGATGTATGCGATTCTGGCCTGCTGGTTTGTCTGGCTGTTGGCGCTGTGGTGCGAGCGGCAGTTCCGCGCCGCCTTTCCCATCATCGATCCAGAACTGCTTGAACACACGCCCGAGGGAGGCGCCAGTGAAGACCTTCAAAGACAACGCGGATAACCAGTGGACTGTCGAGATCAACATCGCAGCCCTCAAACGCATCCGCTCACTCACCGGCACCGATCTGCTCGAAGTGATCAGAGGCGGCGATCTGCTCGAACGCCTCATGCGGGATCCCGTGCTCCTGTGCGACATCCTCTACGCGCTGGTCAAGCCGCAGGCGGATCAGAAGCAGATCAGCGATGAAATGTTCGGCGCGGCGATGGCCGGCGACGCGATCGACTCCGCCACGGCGGCATTGCTCGACGAACTGGTGGCTTTCTGCCCCAGCCCGAGGGACCGGGCCAACCTCGGGCGGGTGCTCATGGTGGTCCGACAGGCGATGGACAAGGCGCGCGACGTGGTCGAGGCGCGACTGGAGGGCGGCGAGATCGAACGGATCGTGGAGGAAGCGCTGACTCAACCGATCTCTGGCAACTCATCTGGCGCTGCGCCGGCATCCTCGGCCTCGATCCCGGCAACCTGACACTGCGCGACCTGCTCGCGATGGCCGAGCAGCGCCAGCGCGATGAATGGGCGAGGACTTCATCCATCATGGCACTCATCGCCAACACGCAGCGGAATCCAAAGCGGCAGCGGGCCGCCAGGCCCAGCGACTTTGACCCGTTCTCGCGGAGAACCGCCGTCATGCAGGCGGACGTGTCGGTACTCAGGGAGGTGTTCATCGAGGGGCGGATGCCGGGCCGGCCCCGGGAGTAACGATGCTCGACCTGCGTATCAAGCAGATGTTCTTCGACCGGCCCAAGGTAAAACGGGCCGTCGATCGCGCCCGTCGGAGAGTGCTCAGCAAGGCCGGCGCCTTCATCCGTCAGACGGCGCGCACCAGCATCCGCAAACGCAAGGGCACGAGCAGCCCGGGCGATCCGCCGTACTCGCACGTCGGCCTGCTGCGCCGCTTCATCCTCTTCGGCTACGACCGACGGAGTGCGTCCGTCGTGGTTGGTCCCGTGGGATTCAGGGGCTCGACTGCACCGCGTGTGCTCGAACAGGGCGGCACGACGACGGTCACGCGGAGGCGGCGCGGCAAGCGGACCGATCGTCGCGTGCGTGTGGCCGCCCGTCCCTACATGAATCCGGCACTGGAGAAGGAGCGGCCAAAGTTGCCCGAACTCTGGCGCAACAGTGTGAAGGGGGCATAACGGATGGATGCTTCAGTGGTTGTCGAACGAGTTGTAGGGCGTCCTGAGCACGCAGGCCGCATAGACCTCGAACAGAGTCTGCCGCACCGGGTCGGTCACTTCGACATAGCGGAGGTCCATTCGTGCAATACGCTGTTTGGCTTTGACGAACTCCGCCACGAATGCCGGATCCTTCATCAGGTCCTTGCGCGATCCCTCGCGCTTGTAGGAGGCGGTCTTCTTTCCAGTTGCCTCTCGAGCGAGTTGAAACGCGAAGGCAGATTTCGTGGCGGGAGACGAGGCCCGTGCATGGTCGCACATTCTCTTGCGGAGTCGATTGGATCGCCCGACATAGAGGTGGACATCTGCCTCAGAAAACAGGTACACGCCGCGCGTCGGCATCGACATCGGCGGCGGATACGCCACAATCGGCGGCGTGGTCACGAGCCGATCGAGCAACTCCGCAAGCGAGTCAATGTGCTCCATGAATGCTTCGTGCATGATCGAGTCAGTCTAGTCCGGAGGGCGACGTGATGGCCAACACCCAGGGCATCCGCGCCGGCCGTGCATTCGTCGAGATCGGTGGCGACGATTCCCGCCTCCTCCGCGCCCTCAAACGCGCGCAGGCTCGACTCAAGGCCTTCGGCGCCGGTGTGCGACAGATCGGCCTGCGCGCCGTGGCTGCCTCGGCCGCGATCCTTGCGCCACTCGCCGGCGCGACGAAAGTCTTCGCATCCACTGGCGATCAGCTCGACAAGATGGCCGCCCGCACCGGCGTGAGTGTCGAGGCCCTGTCTCAACTCGGGTTCGCGGCCGAGCAGTCCGGAGCCGACATCGAGACACTCGAGAACGGCATCCGCGTGATGCAACGCACCATTAACGATGCCCAGCGTGGACTTTCGACTGCGACGGACGCCTTCGCCGATCTCGGCCTGAGTGTCGAGCACCTCGCCACACTCTCGCCCGAGGAGCAGTTCCAGACCATCGCCGATGCGATCAGCCGCGTCGAAGACCCCTCGAAGCGCGCCGCCCTGGCGATGCAGGTGCTCGGCCGATCCGGCACCAGACTTCTCCCCCTGCTGGGCAACATCCGTCAGTTGCGCAATCAGGCCAGCGGACTCGGTCTGACCATCTCGACCAAGGATGCATCGAGCGCAGCGCTGCTCACCGACACACTCAACATCCTCTGGCGCACAGTGCGTGTCGGCGCGTTCGTGATTGGCTCGGCCCTGGCGCCGACGATCATCGACCTGAGCAATCGGATCACCCGCATCATCATCGCCGCCAGTGAGTGGATCAAGGCGAACCGTGAAACAGTCGTCTGGGTCGCCAGAGTCGGCGTCGCGGTCGGTGGCGTGGGCGCGATCCTCATTGCCACCGGGCTGGCGTTCACACTGCTGGGTGTCGCCGTCGGTGGTCTGGCCGGCGCACTGGGCATCGCGGCCGCGATCATCGCCAAGGTCGGCGTGGTTTTGGCCGCGATCCTCTCACCCATCGGCCTGCTCATCGGCGCGGCGGCACTGCTCGGGAGCGCCGTGGTCATGTGGTCCGGCGCGGGTGGCGCAGCGCTGGACTGGCTGCGCGGCCGCTTCGATCAACTCGGCAAGTTCGTCGACACTGTGATCGGCGGAATTCGCGACGCCTTCGCCGCCGGCGACATCGCACTGGCCGCGCGCGTCCTCTGGGCGGGTCTTCGTGTCGCATGGGAGCAGGGCGTCCAGCCCCTGCGGCAGGCCTGGATCGGATTCAGTGCAGGATTCCAGCGCGCGGCGATCATCGCCTTCTCCGGCGTGCGCAAGGCATGGATCGAGGTGCGCGACTGGTTCGAGCGAAACTTCCCCGACTTCACGGCGGGCATCGCCAAGGGTTGGGCCGATCTCGCCGCGGGCGTGCAGCGCATCTGGGCCCGGGTGACGAACTGGCTCGCGGATCGCTTCACCGAGGTGATGGGCTTGCTCGATGAGACGCTCGACGTGGACGCGGCCAAGGCGCTCAATCGCAGGGAACTCGACGCCGATCTCGCGGGGATCGAATCTCAACGCAAGGATGCGGTCGCCGAAGCCGAGCGCCGCAGCAACCGCACCGATGCCGAGCGCGAGCAGGAGAAGGAGGCGGCGCTGAGCGCCGTCGATGCCCAGCGCGCCGAGGCGCTGGCCGATCTCGACGAGCAGACTGCCGAGCGCGTGCGACAGGCCGAGGAAGCATTGGCCCGTACGAAGGAGGAACTCGATGCAGCGCTCGCGGCCGCACGGCAGCGCCGCGAAGAAGCGCTGGCAGATGGGCAGGACCCGGCATCACTCGCCCTCCAGCGTCTGGCTGACTTCGGCGATCAACTCGATGCCCTCGCCAGCCGCGTCAGTGTCCGCGGCACCTTCGATGCCTCGGCAGTGCGCGGCCTCGCGGCCGGCGACGACAGTGCCGAACGCACCGCACGTGCCACTGAGCAGACCGCCCGGCACACCAAGCGCCTCGTCGAGGCGAGCAGCAAGGGACTGGCCTTCGGATGAGCACGGAAGTTCAAGAACGCGGGATCAGCAGGACCTCCAGCAGCGGCCGGAGTCCATCGACGGAGCGCCTGTATTGGGTGCGCGGCACGAGCGATGACCTCGAAGCGCTCAATGCGCTCGAAGCCGAAGCGCCATCGTTCCACGGCGGCCTGCCGCTCTACCAGGTGCGTGTCGAAGAAGCCGGTCCCGATCTCTACGACGGGACTGTCACTTATCAGGTCGATTCCTCGACCGACCCGCCCGGCACCGGCGAGAGCACCTTCACCTTCGAGACCGGCGGCGGCAATGAGCACATCACCCAGTCGCTGACCACGATCAGTTCCCACGCGCCCCCCGGCAAGACGGCGCCGGACTTCAAGGGCGCCATCGGCGTCACGGCCGACAGTGTCGAGGGTGTGGACATCGTCGTGCCCGTCTACCAGTTCACCGAGACGCACTACCTCGACGACAGTCTGGTCACGCCCACATATAAAGGTACGCTCTTCGCCCTCACCGGCCGCGTGAACGACGCCCCTTTCAAGGGCTTCAACGCGGGTGAGTGCCTGTTCCTGGGCGTGAGCGGCTCCAAACGCGGCCAGGGCGACTGGGAACTGACATTCCGATTCGCCTCGCGACCCAACCGCACCGGCCTGAGCGTCGGCGACATCACCGGCATCGACAAGAAGGGCTGGGAGTACCTTTGGGTGCGTTACGCCGAGGCGGAGGACGCGACGGCCGGCGCGATCGTGAAGCGGCCTGTCGCCGTTTATGTCGAGCGTGTCTACGAGAGTGGGGATTTCACGGGGCTGGGGATCTGAGCCATGAGTGGCGACGCACTCCGCAAGGTGAAATCCGGCGACCCCCTGCGAATTCCCGCCGGCGCCTACAACGCTTTCGTTGATGCGGCCGTTGATCACCGCCGCCGCCAGCATGACGAAAGCCGCGAGCCGCAGCGGCTGCGCCGCGACGGCGATGTCATCCTCGTGCTCAACTCGACGGCATCGACCGTGAATCGATTCGGTGTATTGGGCCTCACCAATCCGATCACCGATCCAGAGGATGCGCTCGAACTCGAACGTGTGGCGTTCACAGGTGTCGTTCCGGCAGCAGAGCACGCCGGTAAGTTCGCCATTCTGTTGGAGACGGCCGCGCCCGGCGCGATCGTCCGCGCCGCGATGGGCGGCGTCGTGCCTGTCAAGATCGGCATGGCCGATCCCGATGACCAGTTTGCCGATGTTTCCCCCGGCATGACCGACCGACTCCAGAGCGGCGAGAGTGGAGCGGCGCAGATTCTCTGGGTGGAAGACTCGATCAGCACAGTCCGCCAGGCCTTTGTCCGTCTGCCAGCGGCTGGCGCTGCGGTGTGCCTCGCCAGCGCGAGCGGACTGGCGTTCGACGCCGAGGGTTGCCTCAAGATCGATACCACCGTCAACAGCACCGTCCAGGTGACTCTCGTCACCGGCGTCACCCATGCGATCGTCGGCAGTGTGCTGCGCCTCACGGTGCAGCGCTCGATCATCACTCTGTCGCGCAACGTCGCCGGCGTCGTCGTGGGAGTCGGCGCCACCCCGACGACAGATCAGACCAGCGATGTCAACCTGGAGAGTTGTCCCTGATGCCCCTCATCCTCGGCCCATCCGGCAACTCGCTCCTGCTCGGCACTGCCGGCGTGCTGGCGAGCAGCACGAAATGCTGCTGCTGCAAGGAAGGCGAGGACTGCCCGCACTGCCCGTGCTGCATCTGCGTCGAGTGCGGCGACGCCGTGCTCCATTCGCTACCCATCGACGGCTGCCACAACTCGAGTGGCAAGGCGTGCCTCACGGTGACACTCAGCGGCCTCGCCTTCGCGACTGGTTGTCGCACATTCCGAGGCAACGACTGTGTTGCCGCGCCGGGCACCTGGGCGAGTTACCGCTACCTCTCTTCGGCCATGCCGGACCTCGTGCTGCCCTTCAACTGGAACGACGGCCCGCTCAACTCGATCCGCGACCCCAGCTCTCCATGCAGCAACATCGATCCCAACACGGTCTGCCGCCAGTGGCGAATGTGCATCGTCCTCCCCGACACCGGCATAGACGCCACGCAGTACGCAAACGCCAACTGTACCGGCACAGCCAACACCTTCAATGTGGCCATCACCAGCGCCGTGCTCAACTACCAGGTCATCGGCACGACTCGACGATTCGTCCTCTGGGTCACCGCGCTGCCCGGCGGCGGCATCCCGATCCCCATCTTCTTCGGAGGCGCCAACTTTGACGCCCGCCAGTGCGCCAACTACTCCACCTGGCCGCTCGTGATCCCCAACGGCCTCGCGAGCACCGCCTGCCTCTGCGGCGGCTCGGGCACCGCCATGCACCCGGCTGCAACAGGCGGCACCGCGACGCTCACGATGGCGTGCGATACGAACTGCGACGGATCCGAAGGCGCGGCGATGGCGATAGCGCCGGGCGAAGATCTGAACCATCGCGCGATCGCAGATCGAAGTCGTAGGACCGCCCCCATGGGCAAAGCCGCAAGCACGACTGGTCCGCAAATCGCTCCCCATCGCGTAGAAGAGGCCACGGCGCTGGACATCGCAGACGCTCAGGAAGAGCGACGCTGTCGATGCAGAAGCAGGCGCTGATCAAGCGGTCAAGTCCATAATGAGCCGCACCTTCGAATCCAAGTCACCTTCCTCGGCCTTGGTCAATCGCCCGAGGTTGTCGTTCGTGTACTGCACATCAAAGCCTGTGTGGACGTTGTCCTCGATCACCGTGACGTTGCTGTTGCGGTCCCAGGTGATGCTCGTGTGGTAGAAGTCCTTGTCGGTGCCGAGGTCGCGCGTCCACTTGCTCTGGGTGACGCGGCCGAAGTTGTCCATTCGGTCGTAGTCGTCGAGATCCGCGGGATCGTAGAGGAGCATGAAGACGTCCGGCTGGGGCAGGTCGGTGCCCACGAGTTGGCTGACGCCGTTGTAGGCGTAGGCCGCCACCGCCGTCGTGCTCACCTTGACGCGCGTCACCCGGCTCGCGTCGGCGTCATGGAGGCTGCTGGTTGACAGATATTCATACGTCAACGTCGAACCCTCGGGCATGACCATCGTGCTCTTGCGGAGCGTGTTGCGACCCGTCGTCGCCTTCGCATAAGTGTAGTCGACGTCGTAGTACCCGTCCGTCCAACACGGTGGGATGCACTCCCAACGCGTCACTTATCCCACCCCCACGACACACGCCACTTGCTGACTCAATTCTTCCCTCTCCAAACCCGCTCGCCACACTCCGAGCATCTCACACTCTCACCGACCGGGTAGCCGCACGCACAACACTTGCCCCGAATTGCCCGAACCTGCCTTCTCGCTGCCCACCAGCCGCACCACAGAGACCAGATCAGAACTCCAAAGTAAGCCGCATTGACGATCGTACCAGACGGCAGCCACCTATACGGAACAATCCCGTCCGAGCGACGTCCCAGTAACATCCACGAAGGCGCGCGAATGCCTCCAACAATGTGTGGCCGCTGTCCGGAACTTGCGAGAATCTGGTATTCGAGCGAGCGTCGCGGCCAGCCAAACTGGTACAATGACTGATAGTGAGAACACCCAGGAGGACGCTGAGCCGCATCATCAGAATACACTAGAGCCTGATTCACGATTAAGGTCGCCACAGCGCTCTTATAGATTGTCCTTGCTGTGGCCTTGGGCCAACCAGATACGGGCCTGGCGAACGGGACTTCACCGATACGAGGCTCGGCACTTACGAGACTGAGAACGGAGCCGC